TCGTGTTGAGGGTGATACAGGTGGCCATGAGGGTTATGCCATTCGAGATGATTGGGTTTTCATGTCAAGCAATACTGATTATTGTGGTCTTTTCAACGACACAGATAACGAATGGGGACTTTTGTTCTATAGAAATGGTCGTATTGAGTTAAGAAATAATGGAACGGAAACTTTTAGGACAGATGGTTCAGGCATTTGGGTTAGATCATCTGGTACACCTAATGATGGTGTTATCTATTTAGGAAGTAATGCCCATGCTCAAATATATAATGATGAGGGAACGGCTCTTTACTTGCGTAATGGTGCTAATGAAAATATGATTTATGGTTCTGAAAATTCATATACATATTTATACTGGAATGCTACTTGGACACTAAGAGCTATTAGTGCTGGCATACAAGTTCGTCATTACAGTACTACTACTGATGCTAGAATTGAACTAGGTGATACAGGACATTCTAAAATAGTGAATGATGAAGGCACTGCTACTTATATGACTACTGGTGCAAATGAAAACTTTATTTATTCAAATGAAAACAGTTATACTTATCTATATTATAATGGGTCATGGCGAATAAGAACGACTAACTCTGGAATACAACTGAATGGTGCATTAGCTACTGGAAGTGAAACTGGTTATGGAACATCTGGACAAGTTCTAACTTCAAATGGAAGTTCACATCCAACATGGCAAGACGCTAGTGGTGGTGGATGGGAGTTTGTTTCAGGTGTAAGAGCAAGACATGGATCAGAGGGTTCAATAATAAGTGCCACTTTTAATAACATTGAAAGAAACGCAATGTACATGATGCTTATCTGGGATTGGTATTTAGATGTTAACAATACTTCTCAATACACTTCAAGTTGGGTTCCAACTATACAACTTTATTTTGATCATGGCTATGGATGGAATAAAAATGCTAGTAATGGAACTTTAGGTTGGTATCAATCTTCTAGAAATAGAAGTTACAATTCTACTACTAATAGTAATTCTAGTTCTTTTAATCAAGCAGGGGCATATCTTAATGCTAGTTATACTCCGACAAGAAACAATACTGTTCCACCTCTGATGTATGTAGTTTATTTTAACAATACATATGGCAGTGATACTAGTAACAGTTTTAAGTACGAATGGCGATACCAATACTTTGGTAATAATGGCTATCGCTCTCAGGATGGATTTGGAAACACATATCAAGGTATAGCAACTGTAGATGACACTCATGCTACAGGTGTAAGACTTACTACTAAAAATGGTGCTACATATTGGCATGGGCAAGTCGCATTATATAAGGCAAAAATATCATGAGCAAACCTATAATACAATTAGATGCAGTTGCAACTCCAGATGGAATTGGAGAACGCAGAGAATTAAAAGAAGGTGATAAATATTATTATGTGCCTGAAATTTCAGAAGAACAATATAAAGAAGATCATGCATCTATGCAAAGAGAAGAACGTAACATAAGACTTCAAGAGAGTGATTGGGTTACTTCACGATCTAGCGAAACTGGACAACCAATCCCTGATGATTGGAAAACTTACAGACAGGCTTTGCGTGATCTACCCACCCACCCAAAATGGCCTGACTTACAAGATTCAGATTGGCCAACTAAACCCTCATAGGAAAATACATGACAGAAGAAAAAAAATTACCAAAAATTATCTATAAAGAAAAAGAATATGAACAAGAAAAATTAACTGAAAAGCAAAGATATCTTTTCTCACAAGTTTTTGACATAGAAAAAAAAGAAAAAAGATTAAAGTTTGAGATGGATCAGCTTTTGGCATCAAAAGAAAAAATGGAAGAATTTATAGAAAAGGAATTTAGAAATGGCTAAAGTTTGGAAAGTCAGTTCTGTTGAGTATAAAACAACAGGAACAAATGGCGCAAATGAAATAGACGTAGTACATTTTACAGTGACTGATACTGTAGATGGAGTTACGAAAACAAGACATGACTTTCACCACCTAGACCCATCTACTGATAAAAGTTCCTTTACCAAAATGGAAGATGTAACAGAAGAACAGTTACTTACTTGGGTTAAAGCTACAATGGGTTCTGACAGGGTAGCTTGGCAAGAGTGGAAAGTTGATCAAGAAATTGCAGCAGAAAAGACACCACCTCGTGGTGAGAAAATATTTAGTTAAAGGATATTAAATGTCTTTTGGTTCCGCACCATATTCAGGAGCAGCATTTTCCGATTTAGGTGCGGGAGTAGATGTAGATATAGCTGTAACTGGAGTAGCTCTTACAGCTTCTTTAGGTAATATATTTTCTACTATAAACGGTTTATCTATAACTTCTAGTATTGGTGTTATATCCGTACAGGGCGATGCAAGTATAGAGGTTAGTGGTCTAGAATTAACTTCTTCTCTTGGTAGTTATTTTACCACTAATGTAGGACTTTCTGGCACTACCAGTGTGGGAACTCCTACTGTAATAGGTAATGCTACAGCCACTATAACTGCACCTTCAAGTTTAGTATCTGCTATAGGTGATCTACAAAGTGTAACAGGTGATGCTAATGTTGATGTAACAGGTGTAGAGTTAACCTCATCTCTTGGTGATTATTTTACAACACTCATGGGTGTTCAGGGAACCACAGCTGTAGGTAATACTTTTGAATCTACTAGCATGGCAGGTTTGGTTTCTACAGTTGGTAACACTTTCGAGTCTTTAGATTCTTCTGCTTTAAACTCTGCAGTTGGATCTCCTAACATAAAAATAAATGTTACTGTAAACTTGTCAGCTATGTCTGCTATGACAGCCAGTACACACGCCTTGCAAAATGTAACTGGAGATGCAAATGTATATCTAGATGGGATAGAAGCTATAGGTTCTGCTGGACAAGTATTTATATGGAATCAAATTTTACCTTTCCAAAATCCCAACTATAGCACTATAACTCCTAGTCAAAACCCCAACTATAATACTATAACTCCTAGTCAGACCCCCAACTGGACGGAAGCCGCATAAATTATATGGATAATTATTTTATTATGATGTAATATCGATCTACAAAGGACAAAAAAATGAGCACTTATGATAACAATTTAAGACTAGAAGAGATAGGGACAGGTGAAAGATCTGGTACTTGGGGTACGGCTACTAATACTAATTTATCCTTATTAGGAAAAGCTTTAGGGAGACGAACTAAGGCTATTGGGAATGTCGCTACCGTTACTTTAACAATGCCTGATGCAACCGATACAAATGGTGAAACAAGAGCTATGTTTCTTGATCTTACAGGTGGAGGTCAAGCCTGTACAGTTACTTTAGCCCCAGACAGTGTTAGTAAAGTATGGATTATAAAAAATTCTACTAGTTATACTTTGACTATTTCTCAAGGAAGTGGAGCTAATGTAGCTATACCTGCAAATAGTGTAAAGGTAGTAGCAACTGATGGTGGAGGCGGATCTGCGGCTGTTTATGACGTATTAGATACTATAACTCTTACTCCTAAAACAGTTACGGCTACTGGACGTATTATAGGTTCAAAAATAGAACCCTTTGGTGATACAGCGGCCTCAGATCCTGCTGCGATTGGTTACACGTCTACAGAAGGCTTAATTTTAACAGGGCAAGGTAGTAATAACGATGTAACAATAAAAAATGATGCGGATGCCACAGTTATAGCAATACCCACAGGTGGTACAGCAACTACATTTACAGGTAGTGTAAAGCCTTTAACGTATCACGAAACTAGACCTACCCCTGACACAACAGTTACTGGAACAAAAACCGTTGACTTATCAACTGGTAACGTGTTTGAGCATACCTTTACAGGTAACGTAACTTACACATTCTCTAATCCACCTGCTAGTGGTACAGCATACGGGTTTACTTTAAAAATTACCCAAGGTTCGGGCGGTAGTAAAATAGTAACATGGCCTGCTTCTGTTAAATGGACTCTAGGTGTTCCTGCAGTGCTTTCCACAGGTGCAGGAGATGTAGATGTGTTTACCTTCTTTACTACTGATGGAGGTACAACATATTATGGATTTACAGTGGGAAAGAGAGTTAGTTAATGAGTACCATATCACAAAATCTATTAATGGCTGCTGCAGGAATTTCAGATTTACAGCCTGATATAGAAGATGTTTTTGCACTGAACACATATGGTGGAAACTATGCTTCTAATTCAGCAGGTTCTGATAGAACAATACCTAATGGTGTGCGTATGTCAGATTATGGAGGTATGGTATGGATACGATCTGGCGGAACTTCTGAGTATAACCATATAATTGAAGGTCCCGAATGTTGGTTTGATACAGAACGCGGTGCAGATAAAGCTATGTACGTAAGTGAAAATAATTATGCGCAACAAACTTTAGCAAACTCTATAGACTTTAGTAATACTGGTACTTTAGTGGGACAACCTGCAGGGAATCCTAGTAATTCTAACTATCCTGAAGATGCGAGTGGTAATAATGTAAATTTTAATCATGGGGCTGCTAGGGCTTATAACACTTCCAGATTAAACTATAATATGTATACTTTCAGAAAACATCCCAAATTTTTTGATGTTAAAACAGTAAGTCATAATAATTCTTCTCCTACAACGGTTACACTAAACTTAGAAAACCCAGGATTTGTTGTAGTTAAATCTTATGATCTTTCCTCAAATGTAGATTCTTGGTGTTGGCATAGGGGATTTGCGGCAGGTAAGTTGGCAAAATTAAATACAAATGACTTTCCTTTTACTAGTACTGTTATCTCAGTTAGTAGTAATACGGTAACACTTAGTACAGCACTCGCCACAGGTAACTATGTGATATCAGGTTGGAATCATGACACTTCTTCCACAGGACTTATTCAATGTTTTGATATTGCTGCCAATAGTGGTAATTGGCCTACAGGAACAAGCACTTATCAAGATCTTGGCTGGATGCCTCAATGGGTTTTAACCAAAAGAAATGATACGAATACCGATTACGCCCATTGGTATCTACAAGATGAACAATTAGGGTTTGGACAAGGTGGTCGGAGATGGACAGTTAATAAAGGGATTAATAGCTATCCCATGGATTCTACTTCCGAACTTGCCTTTTTTAATGGAGGAAAAGAACTCTATAATCAACATGGTTACCCAATAGTAGGAGTGGCCATCAGAAAAGGTCCTATGAGAGCTCCAACAGCGGGAACTCAAGTTTACTATGGGCAAAAAGCAAATCTAGCAAACCAGTCCTTAGATACTTGGAGTGAATGGTTAACAAGTTTTTTTACTGGATGGCCTGTAGACTGGGCTATAAGTAGAAGTAATTTTAGCCTAACAACTGGCACAGGTGGCCAGAATATGTTTTTATATAGATTTCGTAGAGGTGATAAAGGTCAAACTAGAGGTTATCTTGTCAACCAGTTAGACCAATCTAGGGATTTAGGTAATACAGCTAACCGTACAATATACTCTCCAACAGGACTAGATGGAGGTAGAGGTACTTCTGGATATGCTAATTACGGAGTAAATTTTATAAATTGGATGTTTCGTACATATCCAGAAACATTAGATGTTACATATTATAAAGGTGATGGAACTAACACTCGTAATGTAGAACATAATTTAGGAGTTGCTCCTGAAGCAATTATTTTTCATCCACTTGAAGCAGATAATTCCAACCAAAGAATGGTAGGGTTTTACAGTGACTGGCTAAAAGATAATGGTAAAGTAGTTTCTTTGAGTGGTTTACCTGGTAATGATGGGGCTTCTTGGGCAGATGATGTATCTTGGGGGTCTTATCCTGCCCCAACTTCTTCTGTGTTTACTGTTGGAAGTGATTGGAATGATCAGTTAAGTTTTGCAGGTGACCTTTCAGGTGCTGGATTAGCTAATAACGCTGGGCAAAATGTTAGTGCAATAGATTATGCTGCTATATCTTTTGCTACAAAGGCAGGAGTTAGTAAAGTTGGCCATATAACACACTCATCTAACAATGCAGGTAATAATACCGATGTAGACTGTGGATTTGTTAGTTCCGCTAGATATGTTTTGATAAGAGATGCGAGTAATACAGGTAGTATATTGAACATAAATTGGTATATGTTTAGTTCGGTACAAGGTATAACCACAGGTAGTGATGACTATATTGCTATTAATTACGATCACGCAGGGTCATCAGTTAATGGTCAATCAGGACTTATACAACCTCATAGTAGTGGGTTTAAAATAGTAAGCACTGCATCTTCTGCAACTTATATATTTATAGCTTTTTCATAGGAGATAAGTGAGGTATGAAATTGGACCAATTAAAAACAGAATTTGAAGTACATAAAGCTGTTAGTGAAGAAAGATGGACAATCATATTAGGACGCGTGAAAAGGTTAGAAATGATATTAATAGGAGCTAGTGGCACTACAATAGTGTTACTTATCTCGTTAGTGGTTAAGGCATAATGCATGGTATTAGGAGATATAGTAACTGGTATCAATCTTGTAAGACAGAGTGTAGACTTTATAAAGTCAACTATAAATACTGCAAAGGATGTAAACGATATAGTAGGTGCGATAGATGACCTACTAGACGGGGAGCAACAAATAAATGCGAAGCGAAGTAAAAAAGACGGAGTTAGTTTAAAAGATCAATTAGGAATAAAGAGTGTTGCCCATGAAGTTATTGATGCAAAAATTGCTGCAGAACAGCGTTATGAGATGTCTGTCCTTATTGACCAGCGTTTTGGTCATGGTACGTTTAAATCTATTGTGGATTTACGTGCAAAGCGTATTCAGGAAGCCAAAGAAAGAGCAAAGGAAGAAGCGAAAGCGAGGAAGGCCAAGCAAGAAGAACTAATGGAAGCAGTTGCAATAGGAATAGGTATTTTACTAGTAGTCGGTCTTGCAGCCACTGTTTTTGGCGCATTATTATTAAATGCAATGGAAAGAGGTAGTCCTAGTTTTAGTGAGTGGTATAATGGAGATTGAAGATCTAATACTTATAGCAATCGTATTAACAGCCTATTATTGGTGTACAGTTTTTCCACCAAAATGGTTATTTATAAAGTAGGTGTATTATGACACAAAAAAGATTACAAAAAGGTAGTATCTGGGAAAAAGCAGATAAAAATGGTGATGGAATAGTAGATGATAAAGAGTTAGAGCGAAGAGAGCGTATGATCTTGCTTGAGAATCGTGATAAAAAAGAAGATCAGCAACGTCATTTAGTTTGGTTTTCTGCATTAACAGTAACTGTATTTATCATTGTACTAATGACCCCTTTAATATCTAACGAAAAAATTGATCACTTAAGTGGCATAGCTGAGATTTGGATATTATCTAACATGGGAGTCATAGGTTCTTTTATCGGTTTTAATCAACTTGCAAAACGTGCAAACAGAGGGGAGGAAAATGGGGCTACTAGATAATCTTATACAACCAGTATCTAAGATACTAGACAAAGCAATACCTGACCAAGATCTAAAGAGAAAACTTTCTCATGAGATTGCAACCAT